GCGGAGAGTGATCTCCGTCAATCTGGCAGTGGACCATGACATTGTCAAGGTTTGCGTACCAGATACTAGTTAGTTCTAGAGTTGTGCGTCGTGCTGCTTTAGGATTTTGCTACTTTTGGTGCCTGAACCTTCCATAATTATGGAGGATAACAGGTGTCGGCCAGCTAGGACCTAATACCTAACTTGGGGAGATGTGAGAGTGATCTCACATGAAATGTTAACCTTTCACTTGCCCGGTGACAAGGAGGTATGGGGGGTATACTATAGAAGTATAGTATCCCACATAGGAAACAATGGACGCCGCGAGGCGGCAATCTTGGTTCGTGTTAAACCCGCAAGGGAGGCCCGAACGAGCTGGCAAAGCCAGTTCCTTGAGGCAACTCAGGCAGGTCAGAGGTGAGAACTTCCATTGTCGTAGGGAGTAATCCCTCAGCCTAGACTGTGATATGAAAAGTTCCCGACCCTGTTGGGCGAACCTTTCTGTATACTGGGACCTACTAAGAGGTTCGGCATCTGGAAGTTTTCCAGATCCGGTAAAAACCACTCGAAAGAGTGGGGGGCCTCTTAGCCTACTATATGAGGGCTAAGCCTAAGGAGAAACCAACTCCGACCTCATCCGAGGTGCCTGCGGCCCGATTTATCGGAAACCGAAGGTCAAAATGCCTTCTCATTAAATTTACACCTAATGAAAGACTGATGCTTAAATTACAACGTAATCGACAGCACCACTTTGCCTGGGGCTTAATAACTCCAGGTAAAGATTTTGATTGGCAGACCGCTCTAAAAGGCGGTCGCGCGCTAGGACGTATGCTCTTGCGAGTTATACCCCTAGCGGTTGGTTCATACACTCCTATGTGGGCAACCTCAGTTCTGACGATGGCCAAGGCACTGTTAAGAATTTATTCAAAACAGGGCGCCAAAGGTCTAGTCAAGTATACGAAAGTATGCTCCATTATAACACAACAAGCTGCCGGGGGGCAACGTATCGTGGACCTATCTTCGATAGGTCCTCGTGTTGCGCGGACCTCGTGCGGACTCCCTAGGATCATCAACAAAGCTCATAGAGCTGCTATTAGATTAGGTGATACCAATGTGATCAGATTATACTTAACAATCTTCGGACTCTACAGGGTTGTAGAGATGCCGGGGAAAGTTAACTTAACCTCGATCACAGGTCTTTGCCTATATCGACAGCAGCTCTTCCTTGAGCATGTAAAATTTATTCCAATCTTTTGGAGGATATTAGCTAATTTAGCTAAAATGAATCCATCAGGTGCAAACCTGAAGGAAAGATTGGGATACTTTGATGAGTCGAGCCACAGCCCCACACTACGGATTGATCGGATACTCCCGATTACAAAATCGGGCCCGCAATCCAGCTCCTCCGTTCTAGCTCCTTTTGAAGACGCCCTCTGGTTAAGTACTTCTGATAAGAAGATACAAGACCGGTTAGAATTTCTGAAGAGAAATCCTGACGGTGAGGGGTTCTGCCTAGGTCTTTGGCGCGGGCTCAGAGAGCCTGAACTAAAGATCAAAGCTCGTCTTACGAAAGCTTGGGAAAAACGGAGAGCAAGTAGTGTTGGCGGTCTATACTTTACTGTATCTATCTGGATGAATTCGGGATTACTGCCCGCGCTGAAAGCGTGGACAGTAATTTTCGACAATAAGCCAATTAAAGATCTCTTTAAGATGGCGTATACGAACCCTTGGGGTAAACTTAACCCTTGGGGAACGTTAAATCCAGGTAACTTCAGTAACTTAGGGAAACTCGCATTCCTTGAGGAGCCTGCCGGGAAAGTCCGTGTCGTGGCGATTGTGGACGTGCTAACGCAATCTATCCTATACCCTCTCCATAAATGGATATTTTCTCTTTTAGAGAAGATACCCCAGGATGGAACGTTTGATCAAAGACGGCCTATAGAGCTGCTTAACTCTATGGGTTTCAAAGATATTATATCTTATGATTTATCGTCAGCGACCGATCGTTTACCACTTGCTATCCAGCAAGCCTTATTGGAAGAGGTTTTAGGTGAGAAAGTTGCGTCCCTATGGTCGACCTTGCTCGTAGGACGGGATTATCAATTCCATCCTCGAACAGCAGAGAAGTACGGGTTAAAAGTAACCGCGGTACGCTATGCAGCCGGTCAACCAATGGGGGCCTACTCCTCATGGGCGATGTTAGCACTCACTCATCACTTCATCGTACAGATGGCAGCGTGGCGTGTTATGGGAACTGTTGCTTGGTTTTCGAAGTATGCAGTACTTGGGGACGATATGGTTATCGCAGATGCAGCCGTTGCTCAAGCCTATTACACCATAATGGTGGAAGAGCTTGGGGTCCAGATTCAGGTGACGAAGTCACTTATTTCGGACAACGGCAGCTTTGAGTTCGCCAAGAAGACTTTTATCCGTGGGGTAGAGGCCTCGCCCATTTCCTTAAAAGGATTTGCAGCGGGGTTAAGAAATCTTCCAGTGATGGAAGGTCTCTTAACTGCCCTACCGGGGGTCCTAACGTACCGTCTAAAAGACGTTGCGCGGACCCTTGGATTCGGATATAGAGCCCTTGGTAAACTACAAAGTGCACTTCATAACCGTGGAAGACTACAAGGTCTTATCGTTTTCCTCACTAGACCTTCAGGTGTTCTTGGTTCTAACTGGCTTCGCTGGTTAGGACAAGAGACCTGGTTGGTCGAAGGAGGGCAACCCACCCAATCTTCTGTGGACGCCGTCTACAGTCGAATGGGTGAGTGGGCAGCGGGGCGGTTAATACAACTGATTAAGTCCCGAAGGGACTCATTCAGCCGCGATTCAGGTAAGGGTGGTTGGATTCCAACCACTCAATTCCCGACTCGCGCTCTATTCGATTTGTACGTAAAACTTGTTTTACGTCCAATTTCGGTAGATTTGGAAGACTGCCTCAACGAAACGGAGACCTTGTTACTGGAATGGCGAAAACGTGAAAACGTCCAAGTTGATGAATTTAACACATTCATGACCGACCTCGAAGACATATTAGGTAAGCTGGATGCTTACCCTAATACGCCTAGGGTCGCCAGACGTGCTGAGGAGAGAGCCCCGGTGGGTTCTCAAGTCATCAAGTTATGGCGGCTACTTCGGCCGTTAATTCGGAAGGAGTAAGGAGAGGCCTGGTTCCTATAGTAATATAGGTTCCTTGGATCTTGCCATCACAGGGGACACAACCCTTGTGACACCACCTACGAGTGTGCTTCCTGGTAAGGAAGTTGTCGAAGCAGAGTTCGTAACTCTGTTAGATATAGAACCAACGTGGTAGGTCATAATCTCTGATGAGAATGACCATTCCACCACAATTAGTGCATATCTAAGTGCGATCCGGCCTGGAAACAGC